GTTTGCTTGCTCAGACTGTCGTTCATGCAAAAAAGCAGCGGTTCAATTTTCCGACAATGGAAAATTGAACCGCTGCTTTATTTTGCATCATTGAAAATGCTTATTGTTCTTCGTACCAGGTGTAGTGTGAATGCCTTTATGTCAGCAATTATCCAATGATGTACCGACTTTGTACCGTATTATGATACTTATCCACAGGTTATTGCGACTTTCTACCTATTTTAATACTGTAAAGACCGCCCGGAGGCGACTAATCTTTCAGCTCGTTTCGCCGCTCATCCAGCAAATGTTGCAGATCATCGAGGTCTTCAACGGCCGCATCTTTTTTAATGAACGACTTGGCCACGGATCGCTTTTGAATATACCGCTTGCGTTCCTTGTTTTCATCGTCCCATTTTTTGTTCGCGCGCCGACGTGCGTCACTTAGTTCTGCCATGTCTCCACCCTCCTATACAAACTGCTGAATCAGAAGCGTCAGAAGTATTGCCGCGCAAAGTACGATTATAATCCAGTCACGAACTGCCTGATGTTTCATATCAATCAACCTCCATGATATACTTGGGGTACACGAACGCGGGGCAGTGCCCCTCGCTCATGTCCATTACTTAATGATTCCGAGTAGCTTCGCAAGGCCTGCAAGCAACGTTGCTATCTCGAGCCATTCCTTAATGGCTTTGCGTCGTTCCTCTCTTGAGGACGGCGCTTTTTTGTGTCGCGGTTTGTCACTTCTCATTGCATCACCTCCTTGACTACATCTATTACAATACACGTTGTAACGTACATAATCAAGGTATTTAGACAAAAAATAAGCCCGAAGGCTTATTCGCTAAGACTTATCAGACCCTAAACGCTTTTGAATTAAGCCTAGAGAATGCGGACTTTCAAACCCAAGCTTTTTTGCCGCGCTTTCGTCATTCTTGACAATTTTTTTCAGCGAGTCACAAATGTTGCCAAACTTGTACATCGGATTAACGGCATTCATCAGCCTTTTTAGAATAAACACGGCGATTGCAATCGCATTAGAATTGCCGCCTGGTGCATCTGCAATCTCAACTGCATACTCTTGTGGAGCAGTTGGCTTAGTCCGCAAATGAATGTCGATTAAATCACTATTATGAACGCATGCGTTTCTCACAAAATTCATGCATTTCATCCACGACACGAGCTCCTTTGGCGTACACTCGAATTTGTCCGCAACCGACTTTAAGTTTGAAGGGGACATTTGTTGCAAAAGGTGAATTGTGTCACCAAAAGTGAGGGCATCAACAACGAGCCATATAGTTGGAAATCCATCTTCATTCAGGTTATTGTTCTTTCTTAAATCCGGAAGATTGGATCGACTAATCTTTTTCAATATGTCCCTTTTAAAATAGAACTGGGCTTCTTCGATTTTAAATTTTCCGATTTTGCGATTCACCCACTTCTTGAAGTCCAGATAGCCAAATGCACCATACTTTTCTCCAAGCTGATAGGCAACAACGCTGTTGAGCCGTACTTCAACATCCTCGATAGCGTGTAACATAAATATCCGAAAGTTTTTATCCTGATAATACCTGAGCAGCAACTTTTTAAAGGATAATCCTGCGTATTCTGGAACTCCGCCCTTGCTCAAGTTGCAAAATGAGTAGGCAAATTCTTTTAACTTGTAATATCCAATTTCTTGAATTTTTGCAGCATCTCTTTCGTGAGTCTCATCAGGAAAAATGATTCCTCGTTCTTCAAATTGCATACGTTGCTCTTCGGGATTCAGCTGTTGAGGTATCATGCATTTTCCTCCATAAAAAAACCCTCGCTATTCAGGACGTACCTGCCGAAGATTCGGAAGCAAGGGGATTGGCTTATATCTATCTTATATCACTTCATCGCTATTAAAGCAATATAGTTCCGTAAAAAATAGCCCCACCCTCCGCAGAGAGTGAGGCTACTAATGGGGTCGAATTCGACCCCTTTACATGTGCACTTTATATTTATCAGTGCCACTGTAATCCGAAAGGCTTATTGCCATTATATTTTGTCATCACGGTTTGGATACTTACTTCATGTATCCGAATCAACATATTGATTTAATCATGCACAACGGACCGCACAAAAAATAGCCCCACCCACCGAAGCGAGTGAGGCTACTGTTACAGCATGACCTTGACGTGGTCGGCCTGTACCCAAGCACCGCCAACGTCAATAAACGCATTGTCCGGCTTGCTTAGGTCACCATATGCGCCAAAGGTCTTCCACTTTGTGCCCTTGGTTAGCGGCGTATTGGAGCTGGCCGGTTGCTTAGGCAGCGGCTTGGCCTGTTTGTACACGTCCTTAGCGACTTCTACCACTGCCCCGGGCTTACCGTCCAGCAGCGGGTTGAGTCGTACCAGCACATCAGCGCCGCTTGCCCAGGAGTTAGTCCCGAGCTGGACTGCACCGTCCTTGACGCTGATGACGCGCCAAGCAGTCCGCTTGCCGAGCTGCTTGCCCGTTTTGTGCTTGAGCGTGGCATCGGTGTAGATTGGCACGGCACCGTCCGTGTACGCCACCCCGACAAAATCGAGGTTGCGCGGCTTAGCTTGTGGCATGTAATCATCCTCCTTCTTGGCGGCCGTCTTGGCCGCCTTTTTGCTGGCCGTGATGCCGGTGAGATCAATGTCACCATCTGTCCCCGCCTCGCGTCCATACTTGTCGGTAAACTGCCAGATGGCAATCCCGTCCATGCTTGGGAAGTGGCGCATGTCCGGCTTAGGCACGGCGTGGACAAAAGGATAGGCCGCAATCCACAGGCACGTGCCAAACTCGCGCACAATGGCCGCAGAGTTGATGTGCGCCAGTGTGTACGGCTTGTAGCTGTAGTACACCGGCGTGTACCCTGCCATTTTGATAGCGCGCATGGCAGCAATGACGGCATTGGTGTTAGCAGAGACGGAGTTAGACGCCCCGGCCTCGTAGTCCACAGCAATGATGCTACCCTTGGGCGCCGTCACATATGGCAGGCAGTAAGCCACGGTCTGGCGGGCGAGTGACACGGAGCCACCGACCTGGAGCCAGATGTACGTGTGGGCACAGCGACCACGGGACTGCACGCTGCGAATTTGGCTAGCGTAGGTGTACTGCCGGTAAAAGCGGCCGTTGTAGCCGCCTACTTGGCAGATAGCAAAGGCGTCCACAGCTGTGCCCCAGACGCCCGTGTTTCCCTGATATTTAGCCCAGTCAGTCCCCAGTATCGTCATCGTCGGTCACCTCCTGCGGATCCGTGGTGGTCACAGTAGGCTCCGCCGCTGGTTTACTGGGCGCCGTGGTGTCACTGTCCGTACCGCGCACGGACACACCCCATGCAGTTTGTGTGACTGCCTCTGTACGTGGATTAAAGCTCACACCCCACACACTGGCCAGCACGCTCACAATCGCAAAGGGATTGCTGAGCCATGCCCCAAAGGCGTGCATCAGTGCAGGCCAGGTGGCCATGCTGGTGTGGATATCCTGACCGCCATATGTCAGCACGGACAGTGCCAGCACCCCGGCCAGCGTCCACCAGTAGCTAGGCTTGCGGCTCTGGAGTAGCTTCTGCATCTGTCATCACCTCCCCACCGTCAGTAGTGCCGTCATCAATCGTGGGCAACGTCCGCCCTTGCGTGTAGATTACGACTGCTTCGGCCACCTTGGCCTGGAGTCCAGGCTCGACATTTTCGATTGTGGCGCGGCCTTCGAGCACGTCCACAGTCCGCAGCAGTACTGCTGTACTAGTTAGTTCCATTGTGCTTTTCCTCCTCATTGTAAAGTGTCTTGATTTGCTCGTGATGCCGGTCGAGACGCCGGTCATGCTCATCGATACGCCGGTCGAGCCGGTTATAGTCCTGTTTGATGACGTCCAGCGATGCCTTGAGCCCGTCCACGCTGGTAGACAGCTCTTTGATGCTGGTCTGGATGGGTGCAAAGACCACATACCGAAAAAAAGCCCCGACCAGCGACACCACGGCCACGATGATAGCAGTGAGCGATGCCCACTCATCGATAGTCATACCGCCCCACACATGCGGCGGGGTGGCTTGGTATGCGACTGCTGCTAGCACTTACACCGCCTCGGTTCCCTTCGGTGCCTCCTTAGCTGGCGCGATGGCCGCATTGTACTCGGCTTGGGTGAGAGTGCCGACATCTACAAAGACGTGCAGGTCATCGGCTGTGTAAACATCGGGGTAGCAAGACAGTACAAAATCTTTATCAAACATGGATTACGCCTCCTCTGGCTCAGTTGCGGTGGTGTTGGTTGCTGGTTTCGCGGTGTCCGCATCGGCATTGGCCCGTGCCAGGATCATCATGGCCACCTGCTTTTTGAGCATGGTGGTCGCGGCATTGGCTTCTGTGAGCTGGGATTGCAGGTCAGCAATCGTCGCAGCTTGCGTCTTTGCCAGCGTCTTGGCATCAGTCAGCTGCGTAGTCAGGTCAGCAATCTTGCTGTCACGCTGAGCGTCAGCGCTCTTGGCCTCTTCCTCACTGGCATCGTACCAGCCAAGCGTCTCCGTGTTCCAACTGTAGCCGAGAATCACACCATCCTTTTGGAGTCCTTCTGGGATTGGTCGGTCAGTCATCGGGTAGGACGGATTGAAGTCCTCCGGTGCCGTCAGCGTGCTCTTGATGCGGTCACGCTCGATATAATAAATTGTTTTTGCCATTAATTGGTCCTCCTTCTAATGCCGCCACGCGGACGGCTAGTGCTTCGTAAACTGTGTATCTTTTAAGAGGTTACGCCCCCCGAAATTTTGGATTCGAGGGCGGAAATTCTGTTATTTAGCGTGGCGAGGTCACTATCCATCAGCGCCCTATGCCAGCCTGACCAGGCGCTGCCATTATATACAGCTTGGTAAAACCCGGCTGCAGCGTCGTCTGGTGCAAAAATCATCATGTCACGAGCATCACCATCAGCTATCACCGCAAGACCCACAAACAGCACACCCGAGTTTGTCGTCGGCATGTTTGGGGTATTTGCATTAACGTAATATGCACCAGACGACAGCACTAACTTAGTTGGGTCAGACGTAATTTTCAAAATATCGCCAACCACCTGTGGGACTGACGTAAATTTTTTTATCCCACTGATAGTCTGCTCACTGCTGGTATCCACCACCTTGTCCCACGTCGCGTACCCACTCATGTTAATATTCCCGTCCACGGGCTTCTGCCCGCCGACGGTGCGGACAACCTTGTCCTTTAAAATCCTTGCAATCATAGTAACTACGTTCATTTACTCACCCGCTTCCTGTGTAACCCACGCCGCTAAGTCGGCGTCTGTAATGATCGCGATGGACTTGTCCGTTGCGCCCGTAGCCGCTGCGTCTATCGCTGCTTTTGCCTTTGCTGCCACATCATCCACGGACTGGACGGAGGCGGTAATCTTGGATTTGCCGTCGGTAGCAGCCTGATCCACAGCCTGCTTTTGCTTGGCTACTTCGGCAGCCACTTGGGTCTTGGCATCAGAACCGAGATTTTGAGCAGACTGCACTTCGTCAGCCAGGTAGTCCAGGGACGACTGTACAGCGTCCAGGCTAGGCTTACCGACAACCTCCACAATGCCAGGTGTCGGGTCTATGTGGATGTGAAATGTGCTGGTTGTGTCGATAACCGCACCGTCGGCATTCTTAAGCAAAAAGACCGCATCAAAGCGGTCCATGCTGTTGTAGTAAAGCTGTTCTGGCCACGTGGACGTAAAGCGTCCGCCCGGTGCATCAGTAATCTTGTTATCCTCCCCGGCGATAGGCCCGCCGGGGCCGCTTACCCGGAATTCGATTGTGAGGCCGGTCAGATCATACGGCTTGCTGGTCGTAGGGTCAGCAAGGACTTCCCACTCTTTACTTAGCCCGCGGCTTGCCGTGCTTAGACTTACTGTGGTTCCGGTTTGGAAGTACTGCGACTGCTGAGTCGCGATGCTTGTCGCCATTTAGGTCACCTTCCTTTTTTAGCGTTTGTACCTGAGCTTGGAGCAAGGCCACTTGCGGCTGGAGAGCCCCCAGCTTGTCAGACATGGCCCCCTTGTCCTTTTTGAGCTGGTCACGTTCATTTGTAAGGTCGGCATTTTGCTGCTCCAGCTGCTGGATACGAGCCGTGTAGGCATCTTCCTTGGCTTCAAGCGTGCCGATTGTCACCAGTGCAGACGCGATGCTGTTACCTGCCTCTGTAGCGATATGTGCATATACCCGTTGTTCGATTTGTGACATGTTAAATTCCTCCTGTGATTAGGTAGCCTTTGCGTAGGCCACATTTGTTTTGCCTTGGTAATTGACAAGACAGTATGACCCGCCACCGAATGTGACGTACAGGCCAGCGCCATCAAAGCCATTGGCAAGGTACTCAACATTGACCCCGTCACCGCCGTTAATGTCGGTGCTGGACGCAGTCTTAAAGTTGACGCCGCCGTGGATAAAGGCATCACCAAAGATGCCCAAAATACCATTTTTTTTGGATGGTGAGCCAATCTGGATGGTTGGCTTACTACCGCCGGTGACCGTCACACCAAAGCGGCTAATAGCCGTCCCGGTGCCGGTACCCGTGCCATCGTCCATGGAGAGTGAGCCGAGTGCTTGCAGGTTGTTGGCAAAGGCCTTGGCCACATTAAGAATGGCTGTTGAACCGGTCTTACCGTCACCGCCTTGGATCATCAGGCCGATGTTGCCATCCGTTCGGTCCTTGACCACAAGTGAGATGGACCCGATACCGTCTTCGACCTTTTGGTCGATAAGTGCCGTGACCTGCGACTTTGTATCCCGAATTTCGGACCCGATTTCGTTCTTCATCTGCAAGATGCGGCTGTCCACGGTGCCATCACCGACACTGCTCTCGATACCATCAACCATCTGCGCTAGCTTGCTGTACTGCCCGTTGACGCCAGTGATTTTGTCTTCGATGAGTGACTCGGTCTGCTCACGGAGACTGGTGAGATCATCACCGGTAACTTGTGTTTTGATAAGATTAGCAAGCTGCCGACTAAGACTAGATAGACCTGTCGTGGGGTCTTGGACAAGCGTCTGCACCCCACTAATGGTCTGCGTAGTTTCAGATAGACGCCCGTCCAACGCGGATACCTTGGCATCAAAGCCGGTCTTGTACGTCGTAAACTTAGCGTCAATGTCCTTGTCAAAATTGCTTAGCTCGTCGCGTAGATCTTTATCCCGCTTGTCGGCAGTCTTCTCTGCCGTGGCCACCCTATCTTCAAAGGCGTCCGCTTTGGTGTTAAAGCCGTCTACGACTTTACCGAGCTGCTCATCCATCCACTCTTGCATGGCGCTACGCGAGGCGTCCACAGCGGCCTGTGCGGCCGCTTCTGCCTGACTCGTTGCCGAATTGGCGTTGTCTTCCGCGTCCTTAGCGTACTTTTGCATGAGATTGGTTATTTGAGCTGGACGGCTGCCAATAGAGACGCTAGACGGCTTGTGCCGGTTCACGTCCCACTCAACGGCGATTACTTCGCCTGCACTGTCACCCGCCATTTGTGGCAGGTAGACGACTACTTGGTCGTACATACCCACCTCGGATAGTCCGGCAAACTCGCCGGTAAACTCTTCAAAGGTCACAGTCAGTGTGTAGGTCAAGTGACCGACTTGGTTGTCGGAAATGTAAGCCTTGGCCACCTCTCGCAAGGTGTCCTGGTCATACACGCCGTAACCGGATAGATCCACAGCCTCCAAATGCTGATGCTCGTACTTTTCAGCACCTGCTGCCGTCATCATGACCTCGTCCAGCGTGACCGTCTGTTCTTCTGGCTCCGCACCCGTGCCGCCGCCCGTGTTTGGTTCCACGTCCGTTGGTTTGTCAAAGGTCATGTAGTTGGCATCAATCCACTGACTGCCACCCAGGTTGTACCAGGTGCCATCCGCGGTTGTGGCTTGGCCAAAAATCTTCCACTGTGTTCCTGACTTGATCTGCTTGCCAGTCGGCTTGCCCTTGATGCCTGGGTTGTCATACACGATGGCTACGCCAGGTTCTTGCTCATCATCTTTTTTTTCAGGTGCCTTGGGCTCAACGTCCTTTTGACCGTTAAAGCTGACGTCATCATCCTTGACCCACTGACCACGGCCCAGGTCGTACCAGGTGTTACCGTCACCACCATCAGCGACGCCAAAGACGCGCCACCGGCTTTTGACAGGTAGCACCTTACCGGTCTTTTTACCAGCAGAGCCAGGCTTTGTGTATACCTCGGCACCGACTTGCGTCTTGGTGACCTTTTTGGTGGTCTTGACCTTGCCCTTTTTCTTGCCGGACTTGTACCGGCCAGTGACGACTACGGAAGTCGTTTTGACTTGATGACCCACAATGTGCAGGTACCCGATGCGGGCATCACTTGCAATCTGAGTTTCGTAGTCGTTCGTTTTACTAAAGACTAAGTAGTTGGAGTCTATCCACTGACCACGGCCTATGTTGTACCAGATGTGGTCATTTTCGTCAGTTGCATGCTGAAATACTTTCCAGCTGCTCCCGTTGGCCTCGTACTTGATGACTTTGTGCGGCTTAAATGGGTTGTTCCAAACGGCCACCTTGCCCTTACCGGCATAATTCACCGTGCCAACAGCGCGCAGGTTAGAGATATGCCGCTTAGACTGGGCGTTATCAAGATTGTACCCGATTGTGCCCTGGCCAATGGCCTTGTTGGAGGCCAAATCAATGCTGTAATCACCCGATTTACTAAAAGTAAAGTAAGTCGCATCAATCCACTGGTTACCACCAAGGCAGTACCATGTTTTGCCGTTGATACTGCCTTCGCTGACCACCGAAAAGGTCTTAAAGTATGAGCCGTTTTGCAGCTCTTTTCCGGTCTTCTTTTGCCCCTTAAATGGGGTGTCCCAAATTGGTACTGATCCTTTGCCGACCCATTGCACCGTGCCGACACCTGAGTAGTCCGCAATGTTGGACTTGTCACCTGGTGCACCATCCTCACCCGGCGTGTAAGTCGCATAAGGGTAGATGGCAGTGACGACATCGTCCAGCGTGTTGCTGGAACTGTACGTCAGCATGTTTTTACCAGGGCGGATGAGCATCTGTGTGTTTTCACCCGCCGAGTGGTTAAAGGTCATGTTGTAGTTATCAAAGGCCCACTCACCGTCGTACAGTGTCTCCATATCGGTGCCACCAGCAGAACGGCCGAACATAATGTCCTCGATGGTCGTGCCTTTAGTCCAGTTGACGTTGGCCATGGTCATGATGTCACTGGTATAAGTCACCCGTGGCATTGGCTCGACCAGCGCGTCCAGCACCGCAGAAAATGCCTGCGTGGCCGTGGCATTGGAGAGCACCACGTCCTTTTTGAGCACGTTGTTGAGGATGTCACCAGCAACATGCGTCGCCTTGACCTCGACTGTGGCCTCACCGCTAGACGGCACGTTTGGCTCGATGGTGTCAATCCGAAAAAGCTGACGTTTGAGCTTATACCCTGCGTCAGCCATGATGATGCGGTCCATTTGGAGCTCGTTGGCATCCGGCCCATTAAGTGGGTAGGACAGCTGTAACGTATACGGTGCCGATGTAGCCTCACTGACGGTCGTTGTGGCCTCACTAAGTAGTGCCAGTCCCGTAGTCAGTAAATCAGCTGCGGACGTCTCGTAAAGCGTTGGGGCGTCCATCCAGTCCATAGAGGCGTAGTCGGGTTTATCCTCCGTCGGCGAATAATTGCCAATCGTGGCCACGTCCGTTGCGGGCGCATCCTCGTTGTCGTTTGCCTTAATTGGATCAGAGTCGATAACGACCTGAGTACTACCAGTGCTGGTAGTCTGCTTTACCAGTCCCAACCCCTTTAGCTGGTCGTCCGTCAGTGTGGCAGTGTCGATGTCAGCATAGCCGTCTGTGACCTTGCTTTTGTCGATACCCAGCCCTGCGAGCTGAGTATCAGTAAAGCCGGTCACTTTAAGGTGTACCGTGGGAATTGACCCCGGCACGACCTCGTTGAGTAAGGCACGCTGCGCGGTCGTGAGTGAGTCAATGTTGATAGAAACGTACCCATCTGTGGCCGTGCTCTTGTCGATGCCAAGCGTGGCCAACTGTTCATCGCTAAAACCGGTAATCTTGATATTAAGTGGGCTTACAGTAGCCTCCGCCATCGTGGCATCACCTCCAAACTTGTTACGCCATCGCTGTATGCAATTTTGTTGTCGCCCGGCAATAACACTGGAAAGTCGTAGTCAGGGAGCACAACCGACTTAAAACGCTGCTTGTCAGCGTCATAAGCCTCCTGTAGATCGCTATCTAGGTACACATCCCCGGCGGCATCATTAACCGTGTAGTCGATGTCGTTGATGGTCACTGTGCATGTCCCCGTACCTACTAGATGGATAAGCGGCCGCGACTCAAAAGCCTCTGGATTGACGATGAGCGGTGCACTGGTGTACACCTCACCACCATTCCGGTATGCCCAGGGCTGACAGGAGAAGTCGAGCGTGAGCTTGCCTCGCCATGCCGCCTCTCGCGTCAGGTCGCCGTTAGAGTTAGGGACTGCCATCATGTGGTAATCTGGCAGCTCCGAGAAGTCTAATCGCATATAGTCATCAACCGGCTGGAGCCAGTCGCTGATGGCCATGCGCTGTACAAAAAGAGAGCTGCCAATGCGCTGTAGCACAAATGGAAAGCTCTCCGTGATATTTTCGTATCGGTCTTCGCTATAAACGCGATCAATAGACAAATTCGGCACCTGTGTCAGGGTGCGGGTTCGCGGAGGCGACTTCCACACCATTTGATTGTCCAGGAGCCGCAGGCCGTACTCCAGGCTGGAGTGCCCGTTGTACGTAATATCGTATGGCTTACCGGTCATTAAATCTTCCCCTTCCTTTGCCGTGCCAAGAATTTTGCTAATGCTTCACTAGTTGCCTTGGCAGTTGCCTTAGCAAAAGCCCTCCCGTCAATATTTAGTGTGCTGTAGACTTTTAGGCTACCAGCAACTGCGCCAACTGCCGAAGCAGTGTCTGTACCGTCATCATTCGACGTAGTGCCGCTTGACTTGGTACTTGTGTCACTGCCACCCCACGTAAAGCTAGGAATGGTCGCGGCAGCTTGTGTCTGCTGTGCCTGCGCACTGTGCACATCCGCCAACGTCTTGGCAAAGAAGCCGTCCTGGTCATACTTAGCGCGCTCTTCGATAGCCGCGGCCAGTAATTCGTCCGCATTTGGCTTGGTGACGTTGATAGCGTACTCGGTGCCATCTTCGCCAATGACTGCCGGTGTCGCCTTATCAAAGCGGCCACCCCATGCGAGGCGACGACCACCTTGAGGGCCAGAATGCAGCCAATCGACCTTATGTGTACCCCAGATGGTTGTCCACCCGATGGAATTGCGCCAGTCCGAGTTGTTGAAGAAGGCCAGCAGTTGGTCGTAAGGACTCCAGATGTTGGTGTGCCCCTTCGCCGCGTAATTCATGAACGTGCCGGGCACGTACTGCAAAATGCCCCGAGCCTCGTTGCCGCCCGAGTTGCGGTCGTGGATACCCTGCATGACGTTCTTACCGCCGGATTCCGACTGGATAGTCGCTTGCAGCAGCTTGATGAAATTAGCGTCAGGACTCACGCCCATGGCCGCAGCAGCCTTTTTAATCATGCTTGGGCTGTAGTTACCCTTGGCGCCTTCTGCTGATGCTTCCTGGTCTTCCTTGGCCTTTTTAAATAAGCCCGTAAACTTCTTAAGAAACTCTGACTTGATATCCTTGACCGCGCCACTCCCAATTTGGTTCTTCATGGAAGCCATCTCTCCACCGTTTTTCACGATGGATTCCAGCCCAGTCTTATTCTCAAGCCACTTCCACGCACCCGAAACACCGTTTGAAATGAATTTCTCCGCGGTACCAGCGAGACCAGTAACAGTCTTCTTCATCTTGTCCCAGATGTTCTGAATCGTACCGAAAACACCATCTGCGTGGTGTGGAAGTGACCCAGCCATTTCCATAAACCGTTTGGACTGGGAATGCGGTAGAATGCTAGTCCCCTGTGGTAGGAACGTTGTCTCCATGCCGTTGACCCCGATCGGAAAGATGCCCGTGGACGGGTGGTGAGCTAGCTCGAAGCCTTCTTCACCAACGACTGCAAACTGGTCTTCTTTGGTGCCGCCAGTACCGGCTGCGTACCGTTTCCATGGAGCGTGAGGTTTGCCACCCCACAATTTGGCAACCGTATCCCAGGCACCGATGACGCCATTCCAGATGCCGGCCACCTTATCCAGAAACTTATCCCACAGGCCTTTTACTTTGCCTGTTTCAGTGTTGACCTCATTAACATGCTCACCGGCCTGCTTGGTTGCTTGCTCCACAACCTGCTTGTGCTGCTCGTTCGCATGCTTTACAACTTTGTCCTTCTGGTCCTTGGCAGCACTCACAGTGTCGTCGCGTTCCTTCTTGGCATTGCCGACAATCGCGTCATACTGCTTTTTGGAGATTGTGTGGTTCTCGTAGTACTCCTTGTCAGCGGCGGCAACGGTGTCCTTGTACTTCTTGTTGGCCGCGTCCTTGACCTTGTCGTAGGTGTCGTTAGCAGCCTTGACGACTGCATCACGTTCCTTGGCAGAGGTGGCAATGGCTTCCGTCATCGCCTTCTGGGACAGTTTTTGCTTGGAGTGAGACAGATCTTCAAGCAGGTCTTTCTGCTTGCCAGCGTTGACTTTCATCGCGGCGTAGGTGTCAGAATCGGCCTGACTTTCGAGTGTCTTCATGTTCTTCTTGTAGTTCTTGGTCAGGGCAAGTAGATCCTTGTCCTTCTTTTCCTGGAATTTCTGCTTTTCGGCAGCAACCTTTTCGGCAGTCTTCTTGTCAAAGGCGTCACGTTCGGACTTGGTGCGGAGCTTGCCAATACTAATGAGATAATCCTTCTCACGCTGGCGTACGGACTTGATGTAGTCCACGGCCTTGTTCTCAGACTTCTGGTCTTTCTTGGACAGCTCGTCGCGGTCTTTGTAGTACTTAGCCGTTTCTTTAGACATGTTGGCGTAGGCATTTTTCATACTCTTAGCGCCTTCGGAGTCCTTCTGCTTTTCCTTTTTGAGCGCCTTATCGGCCTGTTCCTGGGTAATTGACCCATTCTTGACCAGCAAAGCGAGGTCTTTCTTGGACTGCGATTCCTTGCCCTTGTAGTACTTGTCCACGTTTGCGGACATGCCAGACAAAGCCTTGTTCAGGTTGTTTTTGGTTGTTTCAGCAGACTTGCCAGACTGACTGCCCAGCAAAATCATGTCCTTGTTGATCTCGTTAGTGCCGTCTTGGTAGGACTTTACAAAGCCCTTCATGCCGCCCTTGAGCTTGTTGGTGGACTTAGTCACACCATCATCGAGCTTGGGGTGAAATGCTTGCTGCACGCCGTCTTGAATTTGCTTGCCGAGCTTCTTGCCGACTGACGTTCCGGCCGCACTGCCGATAGCAGCACCAAGGCCGCCACCGATTGCGGTACCTATGCCAGGCAAGATGGCGGTACCGATAGCAGCACCCGCAGCACCGCCACCGTACGCGGCACCAGCACCACCAAGCACACCACCGGCGTTTTTACCAATAGTCTTTTTAGTGGAACCGAGCAATGTCGTTAGGCCAGAGAGTGCCGTAATAACCGCACCGACGCCTGCGACGCCCTTAATGGCACCACTAAATTTAGACACGCGTCCCAGCGTGCTGCTGCCTTTGGATACGTCCTCCATGAGGTCAGCACCCTCGGAAACAGCCTTGCCACTGCCACCCCGGAAAAAGCCGGTAATCTTGCTTAAAAATCCTTTGCTGGTTGCAGCACTCTCGACCACATCTTCGGCCGCCCCTTTAGCAGCACTGGTGCCCGCCTTTTTGCCAAAGCTAGGCAGGCTGATGCCGCCACCAGAGCCATCACCAAAAATCTTTGTAGCAATGCCCATCTCAGTGATAGCCTTACGTGCATCATTGACGGTCTTAATCCAGCTTAAAATTTTGTTGGTAACAAAAAATGCCAACCAAGTTTTGGTTAGCATTTCGATACCCTCGCGGTTTGCGACTAAGTTTTTGAGGATTTCGTCGATTGTCTCAAGTGGGTCTTTTGCGGACTTACCGCTCTCATCGACTAGTCCAAATGCCTTGGCCAGACTGGTGATAAATTCGTAGGCCGTGTGCCAGATGGTAGAGCCGATGATGCCGCCAATCTTAAAGAGGTTACCGATGATGTCCACCAGCACATCTTTGTTGTCAGCAACGTAGTCCAGCAACTTGATGATTGCGCTCAGCGCTATTGACATCGCCTTAGAAATGCCAGACGCATACTTTTCCATCATGTCATCTGACAGGAGCTTCTGGATGTCAGTCATTGCCGACTTCGACATTTCAAAGGCCGAGCTAGTGATTTTACCCATCAAAACGCTAAATTTTGAGTGGATAAACATCCCCATGCCCATAAATGAGGTCATCGCTTCTTTAGTACCGCTGGCGTACTTCTTACCCAGAAAATCAAGTGTTTGGGTGAACTGCTCTGCAGAGAGTTTGCCAGCTGCGGACATAGCGTAGAGTTGCTTCATGCTTTTGCCGGTCGCCTGCTGTAGAGCTTCCCCAAACATCGGGAACCGGTTAATCATGACGGCCATATCTTCCGCAGAGGCCTTGCCACCCGCAACAATCTTTGCAAATTGCTCACCAGATTCGGCCAGTGCGTCGTTTGACATGTGCAAGGTAGACCCAAGGGCTACGAAGGCGTCTGTCCAGTCCTTGGTCTCTTTAACGTTGGAATGGACATGGTAAAAACTCTGTGCCATTTCGTTAATAGTGCCTGTGGAGTAAATGGTGGACTGACCCAACTTGTTGATGTAGTCCACCAGCTGCTGGCCGTCCTTAGGAGCTTCCGTGGTCAGGGACTTCCACACGGTGCGCATGGTGTCCTGCTCCTTGTTGTAGTCCATCCCAGCTGTATAGGCTTCTTTCAGCCCCGTGGTGATTGCACCCAGCGCATTTTGGATAAGACCTGCAGCAATTGACCCAGCCATGATCTCTTTGAGATGCTTAAAGCCGGAGCTAGTCTTGTGGGTTTCCTCGCGCACATTTCTGAGCGGAGCGGAGGCCTCGTCCTTTGCCTTGACCGTGGTTTCGGTGTGCTTGGGAATTTCGTGAATTAACTTTTTAAAGTCAACGGCCTTGCCGTCTTGCACCTTGGTCAGGAGTTCGACCTGCTTAGACTTTGGTAGACGCTTTAGCTTCTCGTCAAAGTTCTTGATGCCGGCTTCTTTGGCCTCGGTCAGGAGCTTAGTCTTAACCTCTTTGGGGATTTTGTTTAGGGCTCGAATTGCAGACTCGGCATTCTTTTTAGCGGCCTCGTCCATCTTTGCACCGGTTTGTGAGCCAAAACTTTTGAGTACTTTGTCCACCTGCTTGGCATCGCTAAGCAACTGCTGCTTATTTTTGAGTTCGACCTCAATGCTGATTTTGCCTTCATCTGCCATACGTAATGCCCCCTTTCTTTACTTTGGTTCTGCTGTCGCCGCCCACGCGGACAAGATGTCATTCATCTGCTGGTTTTGCCGTGCAACTGAGCGATACTCGTCCAGTGCAAAGTACTCTTGTGCCTGCACTAGGTTGGTGAGTTCTTCACCCTCCAGGCCAGTGCGCGAACGCTGCCGAATCGCAATGATTCGCTGGAAATACGACGAAGAAGGCAAGCCGTCCAAGAGCGCTTGAAACTTCGCCCAGTGCAGCTTGCCTTCCTCTCTTTCTAAATCTATTCCGTACTCCGACAAAATGGACGACCAGATAGCTGGAGCGTCCTGCGTGTACGAGTAGCTGCGTTCGTCCGCATAATCGCCTGACGGGTCTGCTACGGCGTCCTCAGGCAAGTGATATGGCCGCTTGCGGATGTAGTCGCCAATTTCAACGATTGCTTTCTCACGACCCTTGGCATCCACGTCACTTGCATTGACAAACATGCGCCACATAATCACCGCGCGTTGACCATCGGTTTTGCTCTCATCATCTAGCAGCTGATACCATCGCAAAACATTGTCAAAAGTCATGTTGACCTTGTACTGCTTACCGTTGATTGACCAGTACCACGGCAGTTGGCGCGTCAGACTAATCATTGCCGTCAAACTCTGGGTAGGTTGCTTCCTGGGCGTCTTCAATGGCCTTGTCGGATTCGCGCTTAACCAGACCAAGTACAAACATCAGTCCGTTCGTGGACTTGCCGAGATCCTTATAAAGGGTTTCTGCCTTCGTCTTCCCAATCTGGGACACAAAGTATTCCATGACGATTTGATGCTGCTTGTCCATGGCGTCAGTGAGCGCGTTAACCTGCTCTTCAACTGGCTTCTTGTCCAGCTCGCCTTCGTCCTTACTAAGCTCCGTAGCATACGCGGTGGCCTTAATCCATACTTCCTGCAAAGCGCGGTCGCTGGCATCGTCAAACTTAAAAACGTATTCCTTGTCCTTGTATGTGAAGGTGGCTTCCGTCTTCAAGATGTCGTTCAAGTCAATAATTTTGCTCATATGATTACCTCCTGTGTGGTATACCCGCCCGCTTGCGCGTACTGCTGTCATTGGTTAGGCGGTGTTTTGTCTGCTAGAGAGTTGCGTCCCCGACTTTAGCCGAACCGACAGTCGGGGTTACGCTTTTGGGGTCGTCTCCGTGCCGTCGCCAGCCGGTGTCACGTCCTTAGGCGTGTATACTGGCTTGCCGTTGAAGGCCATATTGAAGGACAGCGTCTGCTTAGCCCCTGGTGCACCACCAGAGGTCACAATGTCGGAGAGCGTAACCTGACCAACGATTGTGGCGCCGTCAGTCTGGGTCCAGCGGCCCAGAGTCTTGAGCTTGTCCCCGATATCGAGTACGTGACTAGCGATGTAGTCCTGCGCCGCGTTGCCTTCGAGACGGTGACCGGTGAAGGCAATCTGGAGCCGCTTGCCGGTGACGTCAGTAGAGCCGAAACCTTCGCCGTCCATGTAGACGTCATTAGTAGCCGTCTCGTTCAGAGACGGGGTGAAGTTGTTGATACCAGCAGCAAGCTTTTCCCACTTGGCATTTTCGGCCTTCGCGGGATCCTTTGTGCCGGAAACGTCAATTTCAAAGCCGTTCTGCCAGTTGAGGGCAAATCCCCCAATATTGGTTGGAGCAGCAGATGTATCTGGAGTTGCCATTTAAATCATTCCTTTCTATTTTTGGTACTTGTTGACCATGATATTGACCGCAAAATCGAAGCTGTAGACCACGTAGCCTTGCAGATCGGCCTGGCTAATCGCTGGTTCTGATGTGGCCTCCGCCCTCAAAAAGCGGAAGCTGTCAGAAGGTAGGTCAGTCAGCTGGTCGATGTAGGTTGAGACTAGCCACATAAGGATGTTGCCCAGCCCTTGCTCCTTCGTCCGGATAGCGGCCTCAAAATAAAGTCGTTTCTCCTGGTTGCCCGCAAAGTCTTCGTCCACGGTCTGCCCACTCTTAGTCGGGTAGAGACCAAAAGCGTCGTCTGCTTGCAAAAAACCCGGCTTCACCTTTTGCGGTAAGTCGGGTTGTGCGTTGATGCCGTCGACCAGCATCTTAAAAACGTCGTTCATATTCCCAGTCCTTTCAGGTAGGCTTCTTTGATGCGTGCCATCTTCTGGTCGTTTTTCTGAATGGCCTCATCCCAGTGCGGTCCCGTGCCGGGCTCCGTATAGTGGTGGAATTCGACCTTGGTGCCATTAGCGTTGGTGTAACCGCCGTTAAACTGCGCGCGGGCGTATGGCTCGTTGTACTCAATGCCGGTGTCTCCGGGTGTGGAGTGGTCACGCAAATTGCCGAGGTCTTTTGGTACGACCCCGGTGCCATTGTCATTGAGCTCAAAAGCCACTTGTGAGACCGCCGCCGTCATGCCTTTACCGAGTGTTTGCTCGCTTAACTTGCCCATGACGTCTGTATTGCTCATATCCACTGTGATGCCCATTTACAGCACCTCCAGCTCGTAGCTAAAGACGTCCTCCGAGTCAGTCGCCGTGTTGACGACGACATTAGTCAGGACGTGTGGCTTACCGTCATAGACGACTTGGGCATTAAGCCAGTCATCATCGAGGTACGGCACACCTGGACAGTACTTGGGGTAGACGTAGACCACAGCATTAGCAGTCTTTACTCGGTCGTTGTCTGAGCCAGAGTACACGGCGCCCTTGTCGACCCGCACCTTAGGCAGGTCGATTGGATCAGCATACTTTTGCCCGTCCCAGCCATCGTCATCAACTGCTTTAGCAATGCTGGCCATGTGGACTAGCCACTGTGGATTAATATCGAGCATATGGAATCCCCCGATACAGTAGCCCCGTGCCACTTAGCGCGGCGATAGCGTCAGCGCTGATGACAGACATAGCTGTGGCGTCGAGGCCACCTGCAGTCTGGTAAGTCTTGGTGACGGTTGTCCGCCCCATGACCTGCTGCTCGCTGGCCTCTTGCCGTGATGCCTGGTCTTGCGATGTAATGCCACTGGTGGCCATGTACTCGATTTGCCGCATCATCGCCCGCTTAAAGCGTGTTGCCCGCAGTGGAAAGCGATCGTCTGCCAGATCGTGGTAGCGGTAGTAATTGCGAGTGAGGTCATCGAGGTAGTCTTCGGCACGCGCCTCCAGCTGGTCAAAGCCATCAGGCGCGTCTACTACGTGCATCGCCTGGATGTACTCATCCTTAGTGACGTATGCCATTTAGACCGCCTCCTTAGCCCGCTGCGGCTTCCGTGACGGTGATGGCCACTGTGGACTTGTCACTGAGTGTGGCAGTTCCAGCGGTTACCTTGCCGTCCGTAGTCGTGAGTGCAATGGCAGTAATAGTTGGGGCGTTCTTCCCCGCGGCACCAGGGTCACCCTTGGCACCAGGGTCGCCGTCTTTGCCTGGAGTGCCGTCCTTGACAGCACCTACGCCCTGTTCGAGCGCATTGAGCTTGTCGGCGGTGATGACGTCACCGTCTTTCCATGTGTTTGGTGTGTAAGCCATACTTACTTACCTCCTAATTTTGCTGTTCCGACCTTAGCAGCCCCGACAGTCGGGGCTAGGCTTTTGGGTCTTCTGTTCCGTCACCTGCGGCTGCTGGTTTGTTGACTACTAGTGCACGCGTGTCGTTTTGCAGCCATACGCCGTAGTACTCGTCTACGTTGACCTTGGTGGTCTTGTAGTCGATGTCGCGCTCAGTTTCGACTTGCACTCCACGCTTCATGGTGATGGATAGCGCACCCTGCTTTACGGCCAGGTACGTACCGACCGGCACCTTGCGGCTGGTCATAATCTGCCAGCCAAAGATTTCGCCGAGAACACCGCTCACCAGAATCTTGTCACCGAGTTCGCTGTTACGTGTCCAGTCGTCAGCCGCAGCCTTTCGCAGCTTTGCGTAATCCTTCTTGTTGATAATCAGGACGCCGGTGTCAGAGTTGGCACCTTCAAAGTTCTTTTCATCGGTGTCGTCTTCAAACGCAGCTTCAATCGCGTCGAAAAGGTCGAGATCAGGTTCGGGGTGGCTGATGCTAAGACGCGCATTAAGCAGTGCATCAAGGCAATCGTTGTCCACCTTGGATGCGATGGACATGGAAAGTTGGCGTGCAGCTTCGGTCTTCGGCTCACCGTAGCCAGTCAGGACAGCCATGTCAGAAACTTCGGTACCCTTACCGGCACGCTTGATTGTCGTGGTGGTGGTACCGTTCTTGAGCTTGCTGTAGTCAATCTTTTCACCTTCTGCGAAATCTACAGCATCGCCGATGTATTCCCAGTGTGGGACAGTGATTGTGCTACCTGGTACACCGACAAGCTTGTCGTCAGTTGTGGCGATGCCGGTAAACTTAATGGCCTTAGGCAACTGGGCCACAATCATTGTGGCCATGACCTCTGGGTCAATTTGAGACGTAGCATCAGTAGTATTTGCGTTTGGAAATGCCATTAAAAATCAGTCCTTTCTATTCTTCGGAACCACTTGCCAGTGCCGCTGCTACTTCTTCGTAACTGGCACTAGCAAAGTCAATTTGGTTTGAACCTGCAGGTGCAGGGTTACCGGCGGTGGTGATTGGTGGAGTGTTTGGCTGTGCTGGTTCAGCAGGCTTGGCTGGTTCTGCTGGCTTAGCTTCGGCAAACAAAAAGCTGGAGTCATCACTCGTCTTGAGTGCCTCCAGCTGGTCATCAATGCCTGTCACCTTGCCGTCATCGCCGACGTCCACCTTGCTCATGTCGAGCAGTGCACGTGCGGCCGTTGCGTTCCGTGCTCCGGACTTGGTCAAAGCAACCTCGGTGGCCGCGTCGATACGCGTTTGCTTAAGTTCGGCAGCACTGGACTTCTTAAGTTCAGCAATCTGCTGCTTCAATTCGTCGTTGCCCTCAT